AACTCATATCACCAAAGTTAGCAGCTTGAATCATAGCACCTTTTAGTGTCCACTCTTCAACCTTATCACCTACAGGTCCTAATACATTAAATGTAATATCTTTTTTGTAGAAATCAGAATATCCATCACGACCTGTTACTGATTCCTTATGAAGTCTTACCCACTCCATAACTGCTTGTGCACCAGATGGTACAATAGGATCGTAAAGTGTTATTTCTAAAGTATCCCAACTTCCCTTACCCTTAACATATCTTTTTACGTTTATATGATTTAGCTCAATCTCTTCAAATGTAATAGATGGTCTATTAGCAGCCTTTATTAAGTACGCAGGTATACCTTCTATGTACATAATGAACCTATTTTTTACTTTAGGTTCAAACGGAGTGAACATAATTTCTGAAGGATCAATTAAATCTGGCATTTCAGCTCTCCTAAATTAAATTTACTTATCATATATAAATATACGAAATTCAAAAAAATCGTATGAAAAGGTAATCTAATTATTTTTAGTTTTTTTAGTTTTATCGGAAACAAAAAACCCCAGCCGAAACTGGGGTTTTTCATTATAAGTGAGTTATAGATTACTCTGGAAATGCAGCACCTGTTGGTAAGACTGAGAAGTCTAACACAATAAATTCTGCAGTTCTGGTTGGCTGAATAAATATCTGTCCAACCATTTGGTTTCTATCAATTACATCTGGTGTATTGTTAGAATCATCCATCACTACTTTAAAAGCACTCAAACCACTATTAGCCTGAACTGACTCTAAGAAAGGATTAACAATGTTTAGGAATCTAGCTCTTGTAGAGGAATCATTTTGTTCAAATACTAAGAATCTGCTTGAGGAAGCAATAAACTTCTTCAATCTGATTAATAATCTACGAACATTGATTCTATCCAATGCTGATGGTTTAGCCTGTAGTGTTTTCTGTCCGAATACCACAACACCCTGTCCTGGAAATGTTGCGATTGGATTAACTCTTCCTTCATAGAGTGTATCTCTATCGGTATGAGTTAGTTTCTTCTTTGGTATCCTAACAGAAGTTAATCCACCACGATTTAAACCAGCAGGAGCAAACCATTCGTGAGCCACACTATCTGTGAAAGCCATAACACCTGGAATCACAACCGATGGTGGCACCCATACGCCAGTTCCTGTTGAAGGATCATCCATCTTCACCCAAGGATAATATGTAGCAGCATAGTTTGTATCTAATGTTTGAACATTGCTTACTGCTGTCTGTACATTATCACCCCATTGTGCGGCATCCATTACATAGAAAGCATCAGCACGAGATTCTACCTTATCTATCGCATGATTTGTAACTGCTGAATGTAAGCTATGTAAAATACCTGGAGTTACCAACATATTGATATCTATCTCATCAGGATTACCAACTGCATTTATTGCTCTTTTGTAAGCAACTGAACCGCTCTTAGTGGAAGCACTACAATCAAATCCCATAGTGTTGGTAGCAGTTATATCACCGCCTGTTTTTTTCTCTACGCTTGGATTATCACCATCGAATCCATGCTGCATTGGAACAGCAAACTTTAACTGAATAGCAGCTGAGTTTACAGTTAATGCAGATCCTGATTTAAAGTTAGATCCATGAATTGCCTGTAAATCCTCACCAGCAGCTTTCGATCCGGAAAATCCAACCATATTCTCTAATGCAAAAGCAACATTCTGACCAGCATCTGCACCTGCAGGTATAGCTGACATATACTCTCTGTTGGTGTACAATTCAGAAGTTAAAAAGTATGTTTCATCAACTTTGAACCCATAAGGAACGCTTGGATTATATGTAGCTGTATCTGAAGATTTAGCTTGTCGTACAGCAAAGTTAATCGATGGTACATTAGCGGTTGCAACAATTGGTTCTAAGACTGGCGCAAATCCCATTGGTTGCAGTCTCTTATTTGAAGTGAATACTACCTCATCATAATCACCAACTCTAATGTATCTAGATAGATTTGGATATTCACCATTCAGAACCACTTCTCCAGCGGCTGTTACATTTTGAAACTGATCACCTATTACTTTTGGCAAATAATTCGGTGATAATGGATCTAAATTAAGATTACTGTAAGATTCTAACTGAAGCCCTCGTTCTTCTTTTAAACAATAGACATCTAAACCAAATTGAGAATATTCTGGACTTGAATTTGAGTTAGATGGTTGTTTAACATCCCTAATAACCACATAGAATTCATTACTTGCAGCGCCATCAACTCTGGCGTAAATTCTAAATAAATTCTGTGCAGGTGCTTGAGATTGTATAAAAGGTGTTCTTGCAGCTGCAGAATCTTTATTACCTGTGATTGTAGAAACATAGGTTGTTGAGTTAACGGTTTCTCCACCTGAATTAAAATCAGCACCAGCAGATTGTGGTTCAAATATCAAAAAACTTTGAGCATCAATAGTACCAGCAGTTACTGCATCAGATACAGCTGTTCTAAAATGCTTAAACAAATACTGAGGTGCATCCGTAGCTCCTATTTTTGGAGCTCGTGGATCTCTACCTACTGTTTCAGAAAATAAAGTAGCACTCTGTCCTTCTAAAACAGAAGCTAATGTTAAACTAGCGGTAGCATTTGTTCCCATTAGATTGATAGTAGCTGAAGAAGCAGATGTTGCTCCTCCTATAGATCCGCTAA